GGTTCCAAACCGCATTTATTTTGTGCGAGTTGATTGTAAAACCCTTATCTCAATAGACTTGCATGCGTAAGTTAAATTAGAAAATGAAATACCCCTGCTTAATCTCAAAAAAAATCAGCGAGCTTTCGCCAGCTTCTTACAATCCTAGAAAAATTTCTAGTGATGCGTTAGGACGATTAACTAAAAGCCTTTCTGAACTTGGGAATCTTCAACCGATCACTTGGAACGCAAAGACCGGGAACATTGTTGGAGGACATCAGCGGCTAAAGTGCTATTCAGCACTTGGCAAAGATGAAGTCGAGGTGTGGGCGGTGTGGCTCGATGAGCAACAAGAGAAGGCGGCCAACATCGCACTTAATAAATTGAGTGGAGAGTTCGACCTACCAGCATTAAAGGATTTGTTTGAGGGTCTTGATACTGGCGAAATCGACCTAGATATTACTGGATTTGGGCAAGAAGAAATTGCCGAAATGATGGAAGCGACTGCACCAGAGGAAAAGTGCGAATCCACCGGGGAAAAGTGTGAGGCTTGTGGCCGCCCTTTATAAATGAATGATTCGGCAAAGCGATCTCGTAAAAAAATGGGGAATGGACAGAGGCCAAGTTTCTCGAATGGTCAAAGCCGGGATGCCCTTAACCTCCGAGGCAGACGCATACCGATGGAAACTTGCAAATCAAAAAAAGCCAAGCCGAGTGCAACCAATCTTGCCCCCATCTACGACCTCATCCGAGACATCCGAAACCTCGGACTCCGAGTCGTTAAAGTCGGAAAACTCGCTTGGAAGATTGATTCGAGCGAAAAGGGCAGAGCTAGTTGCTTATTCGTTGGTAGCAAGGGCAAGCAGGGACGGAAACCCGGTTGCGATGAGAGCGGCGATTGCTGGATGGGGAGAGGCAAAGAAAAGAGCGAGCGAAGCAGAAATGGAACACGCTCAATTCGAGGAAACCACAAGAGCCGTCATCCGAATGGACGAAGTGCGGGAAGTGTTCGGTAAATGGCTTGGCTCAATTAGAAACTTAATGGACGCAATGCCAGCATCGCTTTCTGCTAGAGCAAACCCAAGTGACCCAGAGTGTGCGAAGCAAGCCATTCAAGAGGGAATCGACCAAATCTTTGTTACGATTCAAAAGGCCGAGGGTGCTTTCAAATGAACGAATCGTTTCTTCTTTTGCTTGTTGGTCTTGTTGTGGTGTGCATCCTTGGCTCCATTCTGGATGATGTTCTAAAATGAAAAGCATAACAAAAATTATAGATTGGCTTGATGAAAAGTTTAGGTTTTTTGCTACTCCACTTTTTCTGCTGATAGTCATAACAAGAGCATTGGGTTATGGAAAATTTAGTTGGACAGATGCGGCATATATTCTTGCATACACATTTATTTATTTGCCATCATTCAAAAAATGAAACGCTCACCACTTAAACGCAAAACGCCACTCAAGCGAGGAGGCAAGCTACGCCGAGTTTCTAAAAAAAGAAAAGGCCAGAACGAAGTCTATAAAGATGTTCGAGAGAAGTTTCTTTCAAACAACCCAGTCTGCCAAGTTTGTAGATGCAAGATGGCAAGCCAAGTGCATCACCGCCGGGGTAGATTTGGCGATAGGCTGAACGAGACAGAGTTTTTCTTGGCCGTGTGTTTTGAGTGCCATCACAAAATACATCAGAATCCAACTTGGGCTTATGCCAAGGATTATATGATTAAGAGATGAACCAGCTTTTCGATGTTAAGCAATTTGCAAGATCAATCTTTGAGCCAAGGGAAAAACTCTCAATCCCAGAGTGGGCAGAAAAGAATCTAACCCTTTCGGCTAGGGTAACGAACATCCCCGGAGCGTATTCGACCAAGCTCACTCCTTATGTAAGAGAGCCGCTAGAGGCTTTCGGTGATGATTCGGTTCGCAGGGTTACGCTCGTATGGGGCGCACAAACATCCAAGACAACCACAATATTAGCTGGCCTAGCTTACAGAATTGCAGAGCATCCTTGTCCCGCACTATGGGTTATGCCATCGGAGGCTTTGGCCAGATCATTCTCTGAAACTCGATGGCTTCCGATGGTGGACGATTGCCCAGCACTTGCCAAAGAAAAGCCAGATAATACCGATAAAATTAAATTGCTAGAGCAACATTTCAAACGAAGTTCACTTTGGTTTGTTGGTGCTAGTTCACCTAGCAATTTGGCATCTAGGAGCGTAGCACTTCTCTGTTTGGACGAAGTGGATAAATACCCGGAGGCGGGTGCGAGCAAGAGCGAGGCGGGTGCGTTGCAGTTGGCAGAGGCTAGAGTTGCGACCTATCCAAATCACTTAATCATTGCCACATCTACGCCAACCACGGCTGATTCTACAATTTGGGCAGAATGGCAAAAAGGGGATATGCGTTTCTTTTTTGTGCCTTGTCCACATTGCAACCACAAACAGAAGCTAATCTGGGGACAAGTAAAGTGGGACGAGGCCGCCAAGGTCGAGGAAGCAGTTTATGATTTTAAGCTGGTTAAATCATCGGCTTACTACGAGTGCGAGAACTGCAAAGGCAAGATTACAGACGGCCAAAAGACAGCGATGCTCCGGGGTGGGGAATGGATTGCAACCAACCCCAAGGGTGAGCCGAACCGCCGAAGCTATCACTTGAACGGATTATATGCTCCGTGGGTTTCGTTTGGCTCCCTAGCGGTCAAGTTCTTGCAAGACAAATATAGCGGAATCATCGGCCTACAAGACTTCGTGAACCGCATCCTTGCAGAGCCGTGGCTGGAACACGAACAAGAGCGTATTGAGATCAAGGCGGGTGGTTACAATATGGGTATTGTTCACGAAGGAGAAAAAACGATTATGTCAGTCGATGTGCAAGAATCTGGTGGGTTCCACACTTGGGCATTGGTCAGGGCTTATAATGGTGAGGGAAAGTCTCGAATGGTCTGGGCTGGTAGGCTTGAGACTTGGGGCGATGTAGCGGCAAAGGCTGATGAATTTGAAGTGGAACCAAGATGCGTTGTGATTGATACTGGCGATCAAACCCGTCTTTGCTACGAGTGGATTTGTAAGATGGGCTGGTTGGGTCTTGTGGGTTCGGACAAGGCCAGCTTCTCCGAGATCGTAGGACAGCAAAAGATAGCAAGGCCATTTGCAAGAATCGCCAATGGAGACCCCTTTTCTGGTAAGGCCACCGGGTCTAGGGATGGATGGAAATGGCGTTTGGCTCCTATCTGGCGCTGGTCTAACCCGGCAATCAAGGACATCTTTGCCAATCTGGTTAAGTCGGAAGGATTCGTTGCCGATGATGCCCCGCAAGTATGGCGAGAGCATATTGAAGCAGAGCGAAAGGTTTCAGTTAAAAACCCAATGACCGGGAGAACTAGGATGGTTTGGAAGCAGATTGGGAAGCAGAATCACTTGCTGGATTGCGAATGTATGAACATTGTTGGTGCCGGGTTGCATAAGCTCTTGAATATCACACCAGCAAGTTTGACAGATGAGGTTGAGAATGGCGAAGGGTGATTTTATTGGGCTACCCCTCACCACCCTAACTTCCTTGCGGGATAAGTATATTACTTGTCTAGAGGCTATTGCGGTGGCGGGTTCAAGCTATTCCATTGCTGGACGATCTTTTTCTAGAGCGAATCTTGGTGAAGTGCGTGATACAATAGCAGAATTAACTCTTGCAATACAATCTGCAACCGGGCAAAGGATTCGCACTACCTATGCAAAATTTGGCCCTGCTCGTTCTATTGGAATGGCGTAAGTGAAAAAGATTGGTCTGAACTTTATTGATAAGGCTATTGCCTTTGTAAATCCCCAAGCGGCAGTAGATCGGCTTGCTTCAAGGGCAAAACTCACGGCTTTTGAATATGATGCTACGCAATACAATCGGCAACGCCGAGGGCCGTCCTCGTTGTCTGGTGCGGAAGGCTTTCGCTCAAACTATGACCGGGTAGAACTTCTAAAGCGTTCTAGAGACTTGGCAGAGAATGTTGGTCTTGTGCGTGGATTGCTGATGAAGTTTGCAAGCCATTGTGCGGGTAACATTTCCTATCAAGCCAGAACAGAAAGCCCCAAGGTTAATTCAGATGTAGAGGCTTATTGGAACGAATGGTGGGACAAGTGCGATCTTTCTGAACGAAATACCGGGTCGTTCTTAATGCAAGTCGCAATGATGTCGATGCTCCGTGACGGAGACTTTTTGTTCGTTCTGGTGCGTGACCAGCAAGGAAATCTAAAGCTACAAGGCATTGAGGCAGACAGACTTGGAGACCCTAATCGCACCTACACAAGCCTTAATCTTATTAGCGGAATCCATATCGACCAAGAAACCGGGGCACCTACTGGTTACGATATTTATCTACGCACATATGGAAATGCCTATATCTTTCAAACGACAATCCCGGCAAGTCAAGCGTTTCATCTTTATGACCCGCTTCGGATTGATCAATATCGAGGAATTTCTGCTTTCCACACCGCCATCAATGATTGCGTAGATTTATATGAAATCATCGCCTCTGAAAAGATGGCCGCAAAGCTCGCAAGCTCACAAGCTGGAATCGTTAAGCGGAACAACAACAACGCCTCCGACTTGTCCACACTCACGAACGATCTAAACGCCGACAATCAAGGAATCAAACTAGAAACCATCGAGCCGGGGAAGATCAGCTATTTGGAAGTCAATGAGGACATCGTTTTTCCAGATGGCCCAAGCCGTCCCTCTGGTGCTTTTGCGGAGTTCCACAGGATTCTTTTGCGAAACATTTGTATGGGAGTTGGCATTCCTTATTCGTTTGCCGTTGACCCATCATCTATGTCTGGCCCAACTGCTAGACTTGAAATGCAACAAGCTGGACGCACTTTCCGAAGATACCAGAAACTTCTTGAAGATAAGGTTCTTCGCCCCCTCAAGAACATTGTTATTGCAGACGGAGTAGCGAGAGGATTGATTGCAAACAACCTTGGAAGTAAAAGCACAAAAGGCATCTTTAACTTTGGTGCGAATGTTTCCATAGATTTAGGGAGAGAGAGCCAAGCCAATATAGCCGAGTTTCGAGCGGGTCTAACCAACGCTAGTCAAATTTACTCGGAGAAAGGCCTCGATTTTGAAAGTTCAATTAGGCAGAGGGCATTAGAGGCAAAGCTGATTAAAGACCTTTCAGAGCAATATGGTGTTCAAGCAAGCTCTATTTCCGACACAATTATTGGTTCTATTGCTCAACCCAATCAAGATCAAGCACAAGACGGCGAGCAACCCAAGCAAGCAGATCAGACTTATGTCGCAGATCAAGCACTCAATGGAGCACAAGTTGCCTCGCTTATTCAAGTCATCAATGCAGTTGCTTCCGGGGCGGTTTCAAAGGAAGGCTCTATTTCGATCATCACGGCGGCTTTCCCATTCATTTCGCCACAAGAAGCATCAAAGATTGTGGAAGGAATCAATATTGGAACAATTGCCCCATCCACAAAAACACCTACGCCTACTCAAGCAGTTCCCACACCAGAAAAGATGGAGGACGAACCGCAAGACGAAAACGCAGTTGTGGTTGTTCCCCCAATCAAAGAGCAAGACACTAAAACCCGCACAACTGGTAGCGATGGTGACATTGATGTTGGTGAAGAAAGAGAGCCTACCGAAAAAGGCGCAACTGAAGATACGCAAAAAATTGGTGGAATACAGATCGAAAATAATCTGCAAGAATTGTCCAAGCTAGATAATAAGAGCGTTAAGATGTTAATTGCTGGAATGCTCAAGGCTTGTGAGCTTGGCAAGTATTCAGACATCGACTTTACTCCACCTCAAGGTGCTAGGGATGCCGCCAAGCGAGCTTTAGAGGTTCGTAGTGAGAAACCATCCAGCCAGAGAGGAATGACCTCCGTAGGCATCGCTAGGGCTAGGGATTTGATTGCTGGCAAGGCATTATCCCCGGACACAATCCGTAGGATGCACTCTTTCTTTAGCCGTCACGAAGTCGATAAGAAGGGTCAAGGTTGGGACGATCAAGGGAAGGGATGGCAAGCGTGGAACGGCTGGGGTGGAGATGCTGGCTTTTCTTGGGTAAAGAAACTCATCAAGCAGATGGACAGCCGAGATGAAAAACTAGAAGAACCAGCCTCTTGCCCAATCGCAACTCAAGATGTAAAAACCAATTTAGCTCATAGGCAAAATGCGGTTGATGATGCCAACTATGGCCCCGCTAATCCCAATGAGCCAAACGATGCCTATTGGAAGGCAAAGGCAGATGAGTTTCAAGGCGATGTAGCAACGGCAAAGAAGATGCGTTGTGGTAATTGTGCCGCATTCAACCAGACCAGCAAACTTCTTGGATGCATTAAGAAGGGTATTGGTGAAGACGCAAATGAAGTTGCTATCGGTGGCGATCTAGGCTACTGCGAGATTTTTGATTTCAAGTGTGCGGCCAAACGGACTTGCGATGCTTGGATTGTTGGTGGGCCAATCACGGACGATAAAAAAAAAGTAGAAACTGAATTTGCTAGAGACTGCGGACAAGTCGAGGACGGAACATTCGGCCCGGATAACAAATGTGCAGAAGGTTATGGAAGGCCAGCAATAAAGGGTGGATATGAACCCAAAAGGCCAATAGGTGAGCCAAGAAAAGATTCTGCAAAAAAATCAACAGAACAAAAGAAAGAAAAGCCCAAAGGAAAGCCATTACCACCAAAACCGCCGTTGCCACCACCGCCCCCGCCTCCCTCTGCTGGAACAAAAAAGCCAACACAAGAAAAGCCAACCATAAAATCAAAATTTCCAAATGCTACAAAAGCATATGATAGCAAAGAAAGAGCATCGCTTGACCCAGTTATTAAGGAAAATCAAAAACAATTTAATTCGATTAGAGAAAATATAATAAAAGAAACAGCAAGTGCACAGAAAGAACTAGAATCAGCAGAAAACAAATATCAAGAAATACAACAAAACTTAAGGGAAACTCAACTTAAAATTTCAAAGTTAGCTGAAATTCGAGACAAGCCGGGTGTAGATGCCAATAGTTATTCCGAAGCCAAGTCACAGATTGAGAAAGAATTTATTAAAAGACAAGCATTGAAAGAGGAGTTGCAAAAACCAGAAAAACTTATGCAAGAGGCAAGGCAAAAAGTTAGAGAAATTGGGCTAAAAGCCATTCGCAAAGATATGCTAGACATAAACAAGCAAGACGGATTTACCCCAGAACAATTAACTAAAGCCACAGAAGAATTAAAACAAAAACAACAAGCGGCCATAGCAACAGACAAAAGATCAATAAAAGAAAGTAAAAACGATTTTGCAACAACAACAAGAGAAAAAGGACAAGATGTTTTAAGATCAATTTTTAATCCGAACATACATTCCGAATCGCTTTCAAAACCAATAACATATTCAGGAACAAGCAGAGAATATTCAGTTGGACAAACACTAGAATTTGTTGATGGCACAAGGGGTTCAGATTTAACTGGAATAGTAATAAATAAAAATACAACCCTAAAGACGATACTTCACGAGTATGGACATCAAGTTGAAAATGGAAGCCCAGAGGCACACGACTTGTGTTCTGACTTCCTTAAAAAAAGAACTCAAGGAGAAAAAATTGAAAAATTCCAAAAGGTTTTTAGGGGGTATGGGTTTGGAAAAAGCGAGCAAGGGTCGCCTGACGATTTTGAAAAAACTTTTAAGGCTGTATTTCCAGAAAGAGAATCAAAAAAAGCCGCCTATTATGCTGGTAAGGTATATCGAGAAACCTCTTTTGGAGCAAGCTCCAAATCACTAGCAAGCACAGAAGTCTATTCGATGGGGCTAGAATTACTGCACCAAAACCCAGTTAAGTTTGCACAAACCGACCCAGAGTGGTTTGATCTTGTGTCTGGGATTGCAACTGGTAGGCTACTCAAGAAAACAAGAGGACTTAAATAAGGAACAATATGATTAAAATTACAGCTTCTTTGATGGGAGAAAACATCTCAATAACTATTGATGATGGCGGCATTTCAATAGACACAAAAAACAAGATTATTTTAGAGCTAATAGAATCCATATATTCCGACCTATTGGTATCATATAGCCCAGCAGACGGCTCTCTGGGGAGTAATCTGGCACAAGAACTAGCGAAAATGGGGGCAAATATTGCAGAAATCAGCGAGCCGCCTATGGATGAAAGCCTAGTTTATTAGTTGCTTTTTCCCAGAATTGACAACAAACACTAACCTTATGGAAAACGCCAACGGCGAGACAATTCTCACAACTTTTCTGACATATCAGAACCAATATAAGATATTTCATTGGCAGACAAGGAGTTATAGCCAACACAAGAGTTTTGGCGAAATCTACGAGTCTCTTACAGAGAACATTGATGAATTTGTGGAAACCTTTATGGGCAAGTATGGCAGAATCATCTCTGCTTCTACCTTTGATTTCAGCCTAGACAATTACTCTGAATCTTTTGGCGAGTATAACGATGAGTTCATTTCTTTCCTTTCGGAAGAACTACCCGGTTATTTGAACGAGGGTGACACCGATCTTTTGAATATCCGAGATGAGATTCTTGGAAATGTAAATCAGCTAAAATACCTCTTAACCCTAGTTTAATTATATGCCTCTAATCACACCAGAAAAAGGCGAGAAAACCAAAGATTTCGTTGGTCGTTTTATGGGCAACAAGACAGCCGTAAAAGACTTTCCAGATGTTAAGCAAAGGGCGGCAGTTGCCTATCAGACCTATCGAGACGCAAAGAAGAAGCAACGCAAGGAAGCTAGGCTTGAAGAAGATTCAACTATTATCCCTAATGTGTATATCTTGAGCCAAGGCGAAGCAAGAGGCCACGATCTATTCATTGATAAAACCTCTATCGAGAAGGCTTTTGAGCTAATGTCGAAAGCTCCGAATGGCGTGAAGGTTAAGATGAATCATAATAGCGGATTAGACCAAATTTTAGGATTCGCTCGTAATCCTCGCATTGAAGGCGACAAGCTATTGGCCGATCTTCACTTGCTTAAAAGCTCCCCCCATTATGCCCTAGTTAAAGAGATGGCAAATGAAGCTCCCGACCAGTTTGGGGTTAGCTTGGCGTTCTTGAACGAGTCTGAAACCATCAAAGGGAAAGACTACATCCGTCCCCAAAGAATTGAGTCTGCCGACTTGGTTTCTAGTCCTGCCAGCAACGAGAAGTTCCGTGATTTCCAAAGCAAAGATGTTGAGATGCTTGTTTTCGCAGTTGGAACAAAGTTTCGTTGCTGGGAGGGATACAAACCAGCAAAAGGCGTTGGAGCCTATGAACCCGGTTCTTGCGTAAAAGCCGAAGAAAATTTGGGATACAATGCGGGGGGCGTTAGCATTCCCGCCGATATGCCACAAGCAGTTGTCGAGAGCGACCCAATACTTGACAAAAAAGGAGATAAAAATATGGATAAGAAATATATGGATGAATTGAGCGAACTTAAAGCTCGCCTAGAGGCTCTCGAAGCCGCTATGAAACCCGCTGACGAAGCCGCAGACCAAGCCGAAGATAAGGCCGAAGGCGTGCCAGTTGCTGATGTTCCTTCGCCCGAAGATAAGGTTAAGAAGGACGAAAGCCAGATGGCCGAAAAGCTCAAAGCCGTTCTGACCGAATTTGGCATTAAGCCCATTTCCGCTTCCCCGGTTGTTGAAGCCCCGGCGAAAGTCGAACCCAAAACTTTTGAAGAACTTGTGGCCGCCCATAGCGACTACGGAACTTCAAAGCTCAAGGCGATGAACGCCGTGATGCTCTCCAACCCCAAAGAATATGCCGAGGCTCGTAGCCGTGGCATTACAAAAATCTAACACAAAGGATTAAATACAATGTCCACTCAAGTTGATAATGTTTTTCGCACATTTGGAACGGCTTCCGCTGTTTCGGCTTATCGTTTTGTTACCCCCGATACCACCACGGCGGGTTTCGTAAATGTTGCGGTTTCTGGTGCTAACAAAACCATTGGCGTGACTCAAGAAGATGCTCCCGCTGGCGGTTTCGTAACTGTGAAAATGCTTCACCCCACCTTCTTCGCAACAGTTTCTGGAACTTGTGCGGTTGGCAACACGCTCTTTTTTGATGCGGCTGGCCAATGCACCACGCTTGCGGCTAACCTCTCGACTGCTGGTGTCGCTCTCGAAGCGGCCACGGCAACATCGGCGGTTATTGAAATCGCAGTTCCATTGTTCTAAACAATAGTAACAACAAACAAAGAAAGAATAATATAAAATGAGCTTTATTTCTGGTGGCACGACAATTCGTGCGGACATCAACCAAGCCCTTATCGAAGCCCCGGCCCAGATTGGGATGATTGGTGCTGACATTATGCCTCTCCTGCCCGTCTCGGCAAAGAGTGGTGTTTACCTCAAAGTGCAGACGGCTGATGCCGATCTCTTGAACGCTGATGCGGCCAAAAGGTCTGCTGGTGCTGAATACGCTCGTGCGGTTCGGAAATTCACTTCCGATACCTACGATTGTATTGAAACAGGACTGGAAGAATTGTTGGACGATTCTTTCCGTTCGGATGCGGCGCGTTTTTTCTCCATCGAAGCCGAAACTGCGAAGTTCTTGCTTCGCCAAGTTAAGCTCTCTCACGAAAAACGGGTGGCTGACTTGCTGTTTGCAACAACGACCCCCTTCACCACGGCTGATTTAAGCCCCACGGCTAACTACACCGAAGCTAACTTGGCAACCATCAACGCCCCTGCGGACGTTGCGGCTGGCAAGCTCGCCTTGAACAAACTCGGTTACGAAGCAAACGCCGTCATCATGTCGGCGAATGTCTATGAACGGGTTCGCCGGACTACCCTCTTGCAGAATCAGTTCTACGGAGTGGTTTCCAATACTGGTGGCCGTCTGCTTGATGAGAGCCAGATTGCAACCGCTTTCGGTGTGGATAAAGTCTATATCGGTCGTGCGGCTTATAACACGGCGAACAAGAACAAGAGCTACTCTGGCTCGTTCATCGTTCCCGATACCAAGATCGTTGTGGCGAATGTGGCTAACGGCCAGTTCACCGCTGGCGGTCTGGGACGCACCTTGGTGTGGTCTGATGACGCTCCCGGTGGCTTTGTCTCTGAAAGCTATCGTGACGAAGCTCGCCGTAGCAATGTTCTCCGGGTTCGCATGAACACCGCCGAGAAGATCATTGACGCTAATGCGGCGGTTCGTATCACAACGACCTACAGCTAAAGATTGGTTCATTGGTTGGTTCCTTGAAGAAGGGGGAGGGCGAAAGCTCTCCCCCTTTTTCTTTTGACACAATCACAAGGAAACTATGGCAGACCTTACAAATTCCGAACCTTATTACGATCAAGTTTCTCACGCCGCCAGACCCGGCACCCAGTATGTAACAACAACTGGAACTGCAATTAGCGCATCCGCTGGATTTGCTGGTATTTATATTGTTTCAGATGCAAAGTTTTCAAGCATCTCCTCTGCCGTAACTGGATTTTCTGGCCTAGCAAATGCAACGGCGGCCTCTGCCTCTACCATCAACGCAGGGATTTACTTGGCTGGCACTTGCACGGCATTCTCTATTCATAGCGGAATTGTTCTTGGCATTGGTGACTAAAAGTCTGTAAGGTAAATCCTTATGATGATTAAGGGTGGCATTCGAATTGGAGGTTTGGGAATATCTGGATATGATTCAGATGCATCTGCTTATTTTGAGAGAGCCGGGGTTACAGATACGACTGCCAAGGGGCAAATAAATGCCTTTATTAAAGGTCTTAAAAGTCTAAATCTTTGGACTAGCTCTGTCGTGTGGCCCATGCGGTCAGCGCAGAACAAAGGCAGCGGAACGACTCTCTACACTCTTGGCGGCCTTGGAACCGTGGGCCAGTATGACGGCACACTGGTCAACGGCCCGACTTG